AGTAAAGCTGCAAAACGTAGAAAATCTTACTGTGCTAGATCTGCTGGTCAAATGAAACAATTTCCTAAAGCAGCTAAAGACCCAAATTCAAGACTAAGACAAGCAAGAAAAAGATGGAGATGCTAGATGAAACTACTTATAATAATTCTCTTTTTCTTCACACTAACAGCTACAATAACTGATATAAAAGCTGAGACCAATACCGTGTCATCAACGGTAGTAACAAATTCAACACCTCCTACAGCAAATGCTCCGACTATCATGAATAATAACAGTGATATATGCAAACTTGGAATTGGAGCTAGTGTGCAAAATAATGTTTTAGGATTAGCCTCAGGCTATGTCGTTACAGACAAATTTTGTGAGACTCTCCGTGCTAGCCGTGCTATGTACCAATATGGCATGAAAGTCGCGGCGGTGGCATTATTATGTCAAGATCCTCGTGTCTGGGATAGCATGCTCGATGCAGGGACCCCGTGTCCTGCTGAAGGACTTATCGGCACGGAGGCGGCTAATTACTGGAAAGAAAATCCTAGTAAAATCCCTGTAGGATCTAAATTTAGAGATGATTACACCATAGTTGTAAAAGATGAAACACAACAAGGAGACTTTGATGCTCTTAAGAATTTTGGTCTTATGGCTCTCACTTTATTCCTTATCCTCTAAAGCTGATACGTGCTTACCTAATACAGAAGGTCTTTGCACTCCAGAGGTATTAATTACAGAAGAATCTGTTGTTGTTAAAACAGAAGAAGACAAAGGTACAGAAATAATCTTTACTGAAACTACCACCAAAACAACAACCACTACTACTATTACGAATGAAGACTCAGGAGACATTCTTGATGGTTCTAATGGATATGTAGCTATAAACAAAGAAGGTGATATGGATTATGACTGGTCGGGTCAAGGACCTGCAAGTATGCCTACAGGTAATTCTTGTTATGGTCTCGGTTCTGATAAGTGTGCTCAGATTACAGGAGGGGGTAATTCAACATCTATGATGGGTGTATCAGGCATGGGTACAACTTTTATTAACACTGTTGACATATCTTCTTTAAGTATAGATAACGGTGGTGAAGTTAAATACTCCATAGAGGTTGATAAACAAGATGATCAAGATCGAATCTACATGCACATTACAGGAACTAATGGAGGGACTACAGTCTTTTCAGGAACTGATATTTTGTCTGAATCTGGCGTATCAACAGGCTATCAATCATACGATGGCTCTTTCAATTTCAGTGGCATTCTAAAAAGTTTAACAATAGAAATAGGAGGCAGAGATATTAATCTTGCTGTCGGTCCTTTATTTGATGATGTATCTGTCAATGTATTTTACAATGTAATCAATACAATTATTGAGCAACAAATTACAACTGTAGAAGAAATAGTTTATCTTAATATTTTTGATCCTGTAGAAATAGAGTTTGCGACAGAAGTAATTGAATTTAATGATGTCGTTGTTGATGATGCAGGAGATGTTAAATTTGAACCCATAGAACCTCAACAAGAAGAAGTTACTTACGAAACAGTTGAGGTAGAAATACAGGAAATACAAACAGATTTTGAAGTAGATATACCTGAGCCTGAGATACAAATGGCAGAGATGGAAATGGAAATGGAGATAGAACTCGAAATTGAGGCAGAGCTAGAAGAGACAATAGAAGTAGCTAGTGTTGAAGAACCCGTAGAAGAACCTACAGAAAAGCCTGTCGAAGAGACTAAAGAAGAACCTGTTGAAGAGATACCTGTAGAAAGCGAAAGCAGTCCTGAACCTGTAGAAGAAAAACCTGAAGAGGTTGAAGAACCAGAAGAAAAATCTGCAAATGAACCTTCAGCAAAAGAAAAAGCAGCTACAAAAATAGTCAAGGATATTGATGACAAAGAACGTTATGATGACACTGCTCAAACAAAAACATTACTCGTAATGCAAATATTAGGTGATACAAAAACATTCTTTTCACCTACTCAGAGCTTCACAGAAGTTGATGTAGGTGAGTATTTAAACAAGACATTAGAAGATCAGTATGGTATCTTTTTTGACATGGCACAGGAAAATACAATTCAGGAGATGATAGATGCCCAGTATTGAATATTCGGGAATGAAGGTATCTGGAGGTAAGGCCTTCGCTATACTTACTCTGTTAGGCGCATTAGGTAGTGGTGCTTGGGCAGTATTCGAATTTTGGAAAAACTATCAAGACCTAACCACCAAAGTTTTGGAGTATACAGCTCCCGATCTATCTAAATATGATGAAGAAATAGCAGTTCTAAAATCAGAATTAGATATGATATTGGACGAAATTAACCTAGTGGCTTCCGTAGCGCGTGACCTTAAAGGGGATATGAAGGTGGATTTACGCAACGCTAGTAATGACATTCGTCACATCACCGAAATTGTAAATGACATCGAGGACAGACAAAAAGAAGATACAAGAGAGATATTTGATGAACTCAAGCTCATTGAAGAAAACCTTGACTTACAAATTAATAAGGCTTTAAATAACCCTTTAAGTAACATGAGCGCTAAAACAAAATGAAACTAGAAATAAAAACAGTATTACCCTATCTAGTGCTATTTGGCACTTTATCCATGACATGGGGTATGTGGTCAGAACGTTTAAATGCGGTAGAAGTTAAAGCAGATAGTGTTGCAGAAATGCAACAGGATCTTGCCGTTATAAAAGTACAAATTCAAGCAATTGATGAAAAAATGGCTTGGATGGAAGAGTTTCTGATAAAGAACTATAATGAGTATTAATGGTCATATCACGAGCACAAATGCAAAAGGAAGTATCCATAGGAGATAAGAAAATGAAGAAAAAACTAAAACCAGTTTCACCTAAAAATAAAGGCTTAAAAAAATTACCAACAAAGGTAAGAAATAAAATGGGATATATGAAAAAAGGCGGTAAAGTAAAGTAAATGTGCGAAGGTTGCGATACGCTTTGCATTAAATGTGAATCGATGATTGAACAGTGTGTAAAATGTGGATGCATGTGTCACTGTGAGGAAACTTGTATGTGTGAGTGTGCTGTCTGCCAACATGAGGAAAAACAAGATGACTAATAAATTAACACCATCAGAAAAATATAGACAATTAAAAAAACATACCGAAGACGCTGGTATGAAGGTCACTGAAAAAGACGGTAAAATTATTGTCACTAGGAAGAAGAAAAAATAATGACTAAATTATGTAAAAGAGGAAAAGAAGCAGCAAAAAGAAAATTTGATGTCTATCCCTCTGCTTATGCAAATGCTTACGCCTCTAAGATATGTGCTGGTAAAATAAAGGATCCTAGTGGTAAAAAAAGGAAAGATTTTAAAGGACCTAAGCCAATGGCAAAAGGTGGATCAGTCTCTCAACAAAGAAAAAAAATATCTAACTACGAACAAGGGGGAATAGCAAAAGGTTGTGGTATGGTTATGGAGAGTAAAAGAAAAGTAACTCAAAAAATGTAATGGCTAAATCTGGCTTAAAAAAATGGTTTAATGAAAAATGGGTAGACATTGGTGCTCCTAAGAAAAAGGGAAAATATCAAGAGTGTGGAAGAAAATCCACAAAAGGTAGTAAAAGATCTTATCCAAAATGTGTACCATCGTCTAAGGCTTCTTCTATGACCAAAGGTCAGAAATCATCCGCAGTTAAAAGAAAAAGGTCAGTGCCTCAAGGAGTTGGTGGTAAACCAACTAATGTAAAAACTTTTGTCCAGAAAAAAACAAGCAGAAAAAATAAAGCTTGATGTAATTAATTGGTCTAAGAATATCTTAGAACCAATGAATAAGCATTTAGGTTTTCCCGCATGTCCATTTGCAGCTAAATGGAGAAAAGATAATAAAGTACGAATTGAGGTTCGTATGGACAAGTCTAAGTACGAAAAACAATTAACTAACATCATTAAATCTTGGGATAAAAAACAACACGATATTATTATATACTGTGATCCTTTTTTTGAACAATATCCTCCCGAAAAATTTCAAGAGAAAATAGATTTTTATAATAAAACCTATAATAGGCGAGATGTTTATTTTATGGGATTTCATCCTTCCTCTCCAGCGAATCCTGAAGAACAAGAGTTTTTAGTGGATCCTACTAATGAACCTGTAGAACATGGTGATTTGGAGTATTCAATGATGCTAATGCAAAAATTTAAACAACTATATGATGCAAGTTGCAAACTACATAAGATAGGCTATTATAAGAAATGGCCAAAGCAGTACTATGATGAAGTAGTAGCTGAAAGGCAAAATACATACGAAAAACTTTTTAAAAAAGGAGTAAAATCATGATGGCAAAAAAGAAACAAGTAATGAAAAAAGGTGGCATGGCTAAAAAACGTGGCGGTGGCATGATGATGAAAAAACGTGGCGGCGGCATGGCTAAAAAACGTGGCGGCGGAATGATGAAGAAGAAGTAAAATGGCTACCTCTGGAACAACTACTTTCAATTTAGATATAGATGACGTTATTGAAGATGCATATGAACGTTGTGGTGTTGAAACGCGTTCTGGTTATGATTTAAAATCTGCGAGGCGTAGCCTTAATATCTTGTTTCAAGAGTGGATGAATAGAGGTATTCATTTATGGAAAGTAGAAAACCAAACAGTTAATTTAGTTGCAGGAACAACTACTTATACTGCTCCTAGTGATGCTAGTGATGTATTAGAAATGACTTTCAGGCAGGTTTCAAGTGGCACAACCACAGATACCACAATGACAAAGATATCGAGATCAGAGTATCAAGCTTTGCCTAATAAATTTTCTCAAGGACAACCAACACAGTATTATGTAGAAAGAAATTTATCTAATGTAGTTGTTAATCTTTATCAGACACCCAATACCACTGACACGCAAATAAATTATAATTACATCGGAAGAATAGAGGATGTAGGAAAGTATACTAATCAACCAGACGCACCTTTTAGGTTTTTACCTTGTATGGTATCTGGTTTAGCTTTCTATTTGTCTCAAAAAAAGAATCCTCAAATGACTCAACCACTTAAACTTTATTATGAGGATGAGTTACAAAGAGCTTTAACAGAAGATGGTCAAAGAGCTTCTGTACACTTAGTTCCTCAAAATTATTTTATAAACGGGTCATAAAATGGCTACCTTTGCTACAGGTAAATACGCGTTAGCCCTTTGTGATAGATGTGGTCAACAATATAAATTTAGTCAATTACAAGAGGAATGGAATGGTTTAATGACATGTCCAGAGTGTTTCGAAACGAAACATCCTCAGTTAGATCCAAGATATCATAGTGCTGATGCTCAGGCTCTTCCATGGGTACGACCAGCGAGACAAGAACCCGTAACTGTTTTTGTTGGAGCACCAGGAGACAGTGCTTTTACCTCTAATGGAATGCAACCATCTACTCAAACAAGAGACTTGAATCCTGCTACATCAGTTGGTACAGTCACAATTGTAATATCATGAACTATAGCGAATTATTAACAAATGTTAGAAACTATTCAGAAGTAACTTCTGATGTTTTAACTAATGCGGTTGTTAATGTTTTCATTACTAATATTGAAAACAAGATAGCAAGACAGTTAGACAGTGATGATCAAAGAAGATACGCAACCACTACTTCTACAGCTAATAATGCTTTTTTAGATGTTTCAGGACCAGAGGGTGGTTTTCGTTTTGCCAGAGCTTTACAGCTAGTTAAATCAAACGATGAGAGAGTTTGGCTGGAGCAGAGAGATGCTACTTTTATGGATGAATATGCTGTAGAAAGATCCACATCAGGAGACTCCACGGGTGAGCCAAAATACTGGGGAAACTGGGATCAAAAAACTTTAATTTTAGCTCCTACTCCTAATCAAGTTTACAGTATTGAAATGTGGTATGACGAAACACCTGAACACTTAGACACTAGTAATTCAACTTCAACAACTTTCGTATCAAACAATGCTCCCGAAGTTCTATTGTATGGTGTCTTAGGGGAAACTTTTTCTTACTTGAAAAACCTTCAAGATATGCAATTATACGAAGCTAAGTACCAAGTAGCTTTGCAAGATTTTGCACAAGAGCAAATGGGACGTAAACGCAGGGATGAGTATCAAAATGGTGTGTTACGCATTCCGATGAAATCGTTATCACCATAAGGGAGTAATTAAAATGGCAATAAACCAAGCAGTTTGTGCAACATTTAAACAGCAGTTGTTAAACGGCGATCACGATATAACTAACGATACAGTTAATCTCGCTCTTTTTACAGATTCTGCCACATTAAACGCAAACACAACAGCCTATGCTGCAACCAACGAAGTTGGTGCATCAGGCACATACGCAGCAGGCGGTGCAACATTACAGAGTGCTACTGTCGGCTTAACCAAAACTAGTGATACCGCATCTACAGCTTTTGTGGATTTTGCTGATCTATCATTTACAAGTGCAACAATCTCAGCTCAAGCAGCTTTGATTTATAACAGATCATCAACAGCTACAAATGCAGCAATTGCAGTATTAGATTTTGGTGGTGTAAAAACATCAACAAACGGAACATTTACAATTCAGTTTCCAACCAACGACGCAACAAGTGCAATTCTAAGGATTTCCTAATCCATAGGAGATCCTTATGTCAAACAACTATGGTGATGGAGGCTGGAGCCTAGGTAACTACGGCCAACAAGGCAACGCCACAGTTGCGGTTACGGGATTATCAGCCGTAAGTACATCTGTTGGATCAGCTGTAGCTGAAGGAACAGTAGGACAAGGNTGGGGAAGATTAGAGTGGGGCACGCAAGTATGGGGCGATGCTTTCACAGTAGAATTAACAGGTGTATCAAGCACCTTTACATTAGAAGACGTAGGCAGAACTGGAACTGCATTAATTAATCCAACAGGAGTTTCATCGGGTGCTGTTTTAGGCACTGCCCTTGGTGAAGCAGAATCTATTTATCCTTTAACAGGGGTACAATCAGCCACATCAACGGGAACCGTCAGTATTTCTGAAGGTCATGGTGTTCAACCAACAGGGGTTGAAATGGTTTTTGCTGATGGAACAGAAACTATTATCGCAACAGTTGATGCAGGTTGGGGAAGAAATAATTGGGGTTCTTTTGCCTGGAACAATAACATTACAAGATTGGTTGATGTTACAGGTGAACAGTTAACTGTAGGACAATCAGATGTAGATGTATTTACGGGTACAGGTGTCGTAGCAACACCTACTGGTTTAGGAATGTCTACTGGTTCGGGTACATTTACTTTTATCCTTGATCAAGTTCTTTCTCCAGAGGGAATAAATATACAATCAACAGCAGCTTTAGCTACAATTATAGCTGATGGAAGCGTTACTACATCTGCTCCACCAGATCTTATGGATACAGCTCTTGGTTCCGTAACAATTGATATCTTTACACAAGTTGATGCGACAGCAGTCACTTCGACATTTGAAACAGGAAGTTTAGTAGCTCCTGCTGCAGCTCTTCCAACAGGAGAAGCCATTCAGACCAATATCGGAGATGTTGTTATTCCAATTACTGTGGCTGGTCTTTCAATGGCGTTTACAGATGGAACTGCTACTCCAGCCGCAGGAGCAACAGTATTGCCAACAGGGGTTGAAATGATCGCAAGTGTTGGTAATATAAGATCAACTCCTTGGGCTAATGTTGTTACTGGAGCAAATAACACTTGGACTGAGGTTGCGGCATAATTTATGAAATTGAATTTTTTAAAATATAGGTATATAAATTAATCATGGCATCCACATATTCAGATAGATTAAAATTAGAACTAATGGAAACAGGGGCAAATGCCAATGTTTGGGGAACTAACACAAATAATAACTTAGATGTAATCGATACTTTTGGAGCGGGATATTTAGCAAAAAGTGTAGCAGGCAGTGCTGACGTTACCTTAACAACGGCTGACGCTGATCCAGATGCAGAAGCATCTAACAAAGTTATAGAATTCACAGGAACTTTAACTGGAGATATTAAAGTTTTTGTTCCCGCAGTAGAAAACAATTATATTTTTTTTAATAACACCGCAGGCTCTTTTACATTAACTGTAGCTCCAACAGGACATACCTCTAACGGTGTAGCTATTGTACAGGGAGCACATACAATTCAATACTGCACAGGGGACACTATGGTCGATCTTTTTGCTGATTCACTAGGAACAGTAAGTGTTAAGAATTTAGTAAATGTTGCTAATACAGTAAAAGTTCAAGCTAATGGGGAATTATCAGCAACAAGCTTTACAGGTGATGGATCAGACTTGAGTGGTGTTGTAACTGTTGATCCTGGAACACAAATGGTTTTTTTACAATCGGCAGCTCCTACAGGTTGGACACAAAACACAGCTTCAACTTTAGCTAATGCTACTTTAAGAGTTATTACATCAGGTACAGCAGGTACAGGTGGATCAGATGCTTTTCAAACAGTATTTGCATCAACGACTACTTCTGGAACTGCAAGTGCAAGTATCTCACCTTTGACAGTTGGAGATTTAGGAATAGATGGCACCTCTTTAAGTAATCCACAGATGGCTTCTCACACTCATAGTGTTTCTCCAGTACAACAAAACAGAAACAATCAACCCTATAGAAGAGTTTCATCAGGTCCGGGACCTGTTGGAACAAGAATAGGTTTTTGGCCTGTTACAACAGGTAGTTCTGGAGGCAACGCTAGTCACACTCACCCTGTTTCAGGAAGTGCTTCAGTATCAGGAACTATAGCAGCACCTGCTGTTAGTTTAAGTGTTCCAAACATGGATGTAAAATTTTCAAACGTAATAGTTTGTAGTAAGGATAGTTAAATGGCAAGTACGTATTCAGATAGATTAAAACTTGAATTAATGGCTACAGGAGCAAATGTAGATTCTTGGGGTAATGTCACAAATTCAAATTTAGAGGTAGTAGACGCTTTTAATGCAGGTTATTTATCAAAGAGTGTTGCTGGTTCTGCTGATGTAACATTGACCACAGCTAACAGAGATCCTAGTGCTGAATCATCTAATAAAGTAATTGAATTTACAGGAGAATTAACGGGAGATATTAAAGTTTTTGTACCCGCAGTAGAAAATAATTACATATTTTTTAACAATACTACAGGTTCTTTTACATTAACAGTAGCTCCAACAGGACACGCTTCCAATGGAGTTGCAATATCACAAGGAGCACACACAATTCAATATTGTAAAGGGGATAGGATCATTGATCTTTTTGCTAGTACCTTGGGTAATGTTCGTGTAATTAATCAATTAAAAATTGGTACTAATATTCAATTAAATTCAAATGGTGTTGTTAATGCTACAACATTCAAAGGAGATGGAGCAGGGCTTACAGGAGTAGCGGAATTTCCATCAGGTACAGAAGCAATGTTTGTGCAAACAGCTGCTCCTACTGGTTTTACAACAAACACAAACTCTACTTTATCTGAGTGTTGTTTACAGGTTGTTAACGGAACAGGTGGTGGAACAGGTGGTGCAGATACTTTTTCAACAGTTTTCAATGGTTCAAAAACAGCCACAGGCACAGACGTGCCGTTAAGCACCTCTAACCTAGCTCTAAGTAGTAATTACAGTGTAGGTAATACTTCATTAAGTAATCCTACAATTCCAAGTCACTCACACAGTAATCAAAACTCAGGTGGAGGTGCTCCTCAAGCTAGAATGTCAAATGTTGGTCCTCCTACCGATACTTTTCTTTTAGGACCTTTCACTGCTTCTGAAAGCACTTCTAGTTCAGGTGGAGGTGGTAGTCACTCACACAGTGTTAGTAACCCTCCAATTTCTGGTAGTTTAGCAACACCTATATCAAGTTCTGTTCCTGCAATGGACTTAAAATTTGCAGACAGTATAATAGCGACAAAGGATTAAAAAATGGCATCAACATATTCAGATAGATATAAACTAGAACTTCAAGAAACAGGAGCTAACGCAAACACTTGGGGAGAAAATACAAATAATAATTTAGAAGTAGTAGACGCTTTTACTGCTGGATATTTATCTAAAGATGTTGCTGGTTCTGCTGATGTTACCCTTACAACAAATAATGCTGATCCTAATGCTGAATCATCTAATAAAGTAATTGAATTTACAGGAGCTTTGACAGGCGATATTAAAGTTTTTGTTCCTGCCGTTGAGTCTAACTACATATTTTTTAACAATACTACAGGATCTCAAACTTTGACTGTAGCACCAACAGGTCATGCATCAAACGGAGTTGCTGTAGTTCAAGGTGCTCACACCATTATGTACAATAAAGGTGATGCAATGGTTGATCTTTTTGCAAATTCTTTGGGTACATTTAGTGTAAAAAATTCATTAACTGTTAATGGTACAGTATTCACATCTGCTAACGGAACTATAAATGCAACATCTTATTCTGGTAATGGCTCTACATTAACTGGAGTATCGAGTATTCCTACTGGGACAACTGCATTATTTTTTCAAGGTTCCGCACCTTCTGGTTGGACACAAAATACAGATGCTTCTATAAACACCACAACAATGAGAGTTGTAACTGGAACGGGTGGAGCAGTAGGGGGCACAGATGCATTTGGTACAACATTTGCTGGAAGTAGAACTACCGAAACTGGTGATATTCTTTTTAATGATTTGAGTTCTGCTTCAGGCTCAGGTAATTTTAGTATGGGAGCTGCTACAGTTTCAAATCCACAATTACCTTCTCACACACATAGTTCACCTATTGGTCCAAATAATTATTTTAATCCAGCTGCTGTTGGTTCTCAAAATGTTACAAACGGCAGTACAGGCAGTACAGGTGGAGGTGGTAGTCACACTCACCCTTTAAGTGGTAGTGTTGCACTGGGTGGTAATGCATCAGCAACAACATCTTTGTCAGTTCCAAACATGGACGTAAAATTTGCAAATGTAATTGCATGTTCCAAAGATTAGTGATAATTTAACAGACAGAAATGCCAATATTTGATCCTGACGGAAAGTGCCCTCTTTTAAACAAGAAATGCATTAAACATCAATGTATTTGGTATAATATGCTTCAAGGAAAAAATCCTCAAACAGGTCAAAATGTTCAAGAATGGGGATGTTCTATAGCTTGGATTCCATTACTTTTAGTAGAGAATACAGGCAAACAAGTTCAAACTAGTGCTGCTGTAGAATCTTTTAGAAATGAAATGGTTAAAGCTAATATGGTAACTCTTTCAATGTTACCTAAAATGGCTCAAGAAAAAGAAAATCCAAAGATAAAAGATATAGGCAGTATTTGGGGATCTATAGGAAATGCTCAAGAAAACCTTGAAGACGGAGAAGAAGTTCCTGAAGATATCAACTTGCTTTCAAACAAAAAACTTGATAAAAAGAAGAAAGGTAAAACAAAGGTAACAAAAAATGCCAATAACAATAAACAACGTAACAGCAAATAATCAAATAACCATTATTAATGATGCTGGTATTAATCCCAATAATCCTAACGATGGACCAAGAGCTTATTCAGGCAACACAGAATGTGATGTTATAATTGATGGAGTAGGCTATATGAACTTAAATGGAAGTGATATTGTTCCTACTAATATTCATGC